CAGGATGGAAGGTAGGGACTAGTTTGAGTTTGTGGTCTGATGTTCGGAGAACTGAGCCTCTGTATACCTTGATGCCTGTCTTATTAGTCAGCGCCTGAAGCGCCGTATTACCAAGTGCAAGAATACAATTAGGAGACAGAGCATTAAGTTCATCAAACAATTCCTCAGTAGACTGTGCGAGAGATACTCCAATCTCATTCAACCGCTTCATGTCGTTCTCAGGCGGTCGATACTTCACCACGTTGGTGACGTAGCAGTCGTTACGGTTGATACCTACCTCCCTCAACATCGAGTTGAGTAGGTCACCCGCTGGACCTTGGAAGGGGATACCGGACTGGTCCTCATGAAAGCCAGGTGCCTCACCAACGATGGCGAGTTTGGCTCCCATAGGACCAATCCCAGGAACGTATTTAGGTGATGTTGTCATTGATGGCCTGTTCCGCCACCTCGGTCTTGCGTCGATCTTTCCGCATCGACATCCACAGAACCATGAGGACACATAACTCCCTTTCTATGTCCTCGATGCTCTCGTTCTTTACTTCCTTGTTATGATTTTCGAGATTGGCTATGTGAAAAATCTTCTCACCAATCCGACCAATGAAACCTGCATCGTCGGGATCCTCGAACAGCTTTGACATCCTGCCGGCGAACTTGAGGTTGCCGTAGGGATCTTCATCCGATGCGTAGTCGTGTGACTTCAATGCGTGCAGGTCGCCTGAAGCCTTGAGAAGATCGTAGAATGTTTTCGTGGCGCGCACCTTAGCCCTCATTGATTGCATCCAGTAGCTCTGGGAGAGACTCGCATACGCGGATGTTGTTTGCATCGGCATAAATTCTCTCCTCTAACGCACCTTTGCTCTCACGCCATCGAGGTAACATAAGCATGTGTGTGCAGCGTGCAATGACTGCGTAATCGTATTCCAACCATGTCTCCCAGGGAATGTTGAATGCCGACGGAAATGCAGCTGACATATGTGGACAGAAAGCTGGCACTCCGAGGTTAAGTAGATCGAGGTAGACCTTCACTGCGGCTGCGACGTTCTCCTCGACTAGGTACCCATGCTTCGCAGTGATGGGACCTGAGATGTAAACGAATACGTCTGTTCTCACTTTGTCTCGTCCTCTGGGAAGATGATCTTCTTTGCTTCGATGCACTCCGGACATACAACCACGGCACGTAACACTGTTTCGTCAGGCACCTCATTCGACACTGATTTGTGGCAGAACCAACAATAGAGTCTCATGGCTCAACAACTACCTGACTCTTAAGAAGCTCGACAGTATTGGCAAACGCGCGCATGAGCACTTCAGGTTCAAGGTTCAATGGATAGACCGTTCCACTGCGTCCCATGCCAGCCATGACACAGTCAGCGATGAAGTCGAGAACATCAATCAGGTTGACGTCGGGAGGTATGCCATCCTCGTTGATGAGGTGGTGGCGATTGATCTTGCGGTGCTCGTCCCACCAGGTGGTCTGCTTGAACCCAGTCAGGAAGTCAGCATGAAAACCGCTGATGTTTGTGATCTTATCTCTGTCGTGAACTCGTGCGGCCTCTTCAACCTTTTGGACAAAGAAGTTGAGTGCGGCGCGCACATCGTCAATGTGCTGGCACGAGCTTTCGAGAAGTTGTTCCTTTGTGACCTTAGTAAAGTCGCACGTACGTGTGTCAGCGGTCGTGCTTTTCTTGATTTTGATCATCACTGTTCCTCAATTCCTAAACGTTTACAACCCCTACTATACGATTCTTGATCTCTGTCGATACCAATCCAATACCTCTTCATCTCTTTGCAAGCGTGCGGCACAACGAATGAACCAGCAAAGGGGTCAATGACTGCGTTACCCTCATGACTGCATTCTTCGAGCAGCTTCTTCATCAGGTCGATAGGCTTCTCGTTGGGATGGATGAGTTTGACTGGCGGGACGGCGTCGAAGTCGAAGAAAGAAGTATCCTGTGTCCCACCAATCAGGACCGGATTCCCCTTAACAGCGACAGTAATGAGTTCGAAATCACGTCCATGCTCCCATGCAGTAACTCCTCGACGTGACAGACTTTTGAGTTTCCGCCAGAAGAGAGGAGTCTTCGCCACACGGAACCCGATTTTTTCAAGTTCACCAGAAATTCGTCGGGTTTCTGACGGGTTATCACCATCAGGCTCCGTGCGCCCAGAGTAATAGTGATAATCGTCAAATCCGCAGAATATGTAGACGAAACTATCATAACGCATGACCCGATACAACTCCCGAAAAACGGGCAGCGTCCTCTCGTCGAGTCGCAAAGTTGAATCAAAGAATCTGAGCCAAGGCGGATCAGTGATACAGACATGGAAAGTGTTGTCGGGGATATGTTTCAGGACGACAGCCGAGTCGCCACAAAACAGTTGATTCATTTTGATGCCGTAGTCAACGGCACCTGCCATCTCTTCATCGTCCATTCGCTTCACTGTGATGCGAACTAGACGCAGGGCTGTGCGCTTGTCCTTGACCTTGGATAGCGAAGGGTCGAGTCGTACTTGCCGAGCTAACTGTAGGTCTTGGCTCGTCTTTCCAAGCGCCTGCTGGAGCGCGCCTGCTGTGTCGCGTATCGACCAGCCAACCTTTTGATGGCCGCCACCTTGTTCGGGTGGCTTGCCATGAATCTGTTGCTTGAGAAGGTGAAGTCTTTCGACCATCAACACTTCCTCAAACCAAGGTAGATTGTATCGCTTCAGGTTCTCGTGAAGCGCAATCTCTTCTATCTGTTGGTCAGATAGGTTCTCGTGAGTAACAACTTCAATTTCGTCCCAGCCACAGATCAATGCGGCCGATAGACGCTTACGTCCTGTGATCAGGGAGTAGCTGCCGTTCACCTGATGAACAGCTATGGGGTGTAATTGACCCTGCTCTTTGAAGGACTCGGCAAGGTTCTGGACCTCTTCCTCATTAACTGGTCCCTCCTTGACGAGGATACTAGCTATCGGTAGTTTCATCTTGGCCTCAGAAAAAGACTACGGTTCCTTAAGCGCTCTATCTAAAGCATCCGGTGTCGCAGAGCCAGGTTTAGTAGTCACCTATGATCAGTAGGTGAGGGATCACTGGTTGCTCACGGGTAGCTAATAGACTCGAATTTGCCCCCATACAGCGCATTCAGGCATTAGCGGGTGCAATGACCGTAATGCTTACCTACCTACGGAATCAGTTCAGGATCTTCCTCTTCGTCCTCGTCGTCGAGGTCGTCGTCATCGTCGTCGAAGTCGTCGTCCTCTTCCTCTTCGAGGGCTGCCTCTTCAGCAGCTTCCTCTTCAGCGACGGTCTCCTCGATCTCTTTCAGTTCATCGTCGGTCGACTTCTTCACTTCGTCTGCCATGCTACCTCCAAGATGTAAAAAGAATTCTGGGGGAGAGTGGACAGCTCTCGTTACCCCTCCCGATCCTGAGGCCCCAGATGTATAGTGTTAGCCGATCGGTCGGAAGTCAGCGACCTCGTTCTGCAGCTTTCCCTCGTACTCGCGGTTCTTGATGTAGATCAGCAGCTTCTTGCCGATCGCGACGTTCGGATCGACCTCGGTGCCGTCCTGGATGTTGATGCCGATGGCCGTGAAGAAGGGGATTGCGAAGCCCATCGCCTTCTCGTTGAACAGACGGAACACCTTCGTGCCCGCGAGGTCTTTCCCGTCCTTGTTCTTGCCAGCGAGGATCTCCAACTTGTAGTTCCAGTTGGTGGACTGATCGCCCTTGGCAGGCTTGACTTCCAGCGACTTGATGATTGCTGGATACCAGTTGGGGTCAGCGACGGTACCACGGCTCAGGTCTTCGGCAGTAAAACGCATCTTCATTGTCAGGTTCCTCTCAGTTCAGGTTGGTCAGGTCAGGTCGTTAGTCAGGTATCACTTCATCCAAAGTCCTCCAGTGTTTGTTGTTTGTAGTTTCCAAGGTGCTCTTGGATGATGGGGTAGTACAACCCATGCTTACGATGGAAGCTAGGGTTGTCCTGTCCATCCACCTTGGGTACGGCCGTGAAGTCGATTTCGTCTGGAAGGGGGAGTGCAGTCTTGGCCCAGTCCGTACCAACGTTGTGCGTCAGCGTTCTGTATTGGGCGCGCCCGTTAGGACCAATACCGACATCGAAGTGGTGCGCTTCGTCGAAATACGCAGGGATCTCAGCGACGGTTTTCTTCGCTCCTGAGTTCACCAAGAATCGCGAGAGTGATACCTTACCCTCACGAGTCTTTTCGGACACCTGAATGACGTGTGCCGTCATGATGATATGACACTTGGCCGTCCCGGTATCTGCCCCGCTGATGACTCTCAGTGCGTCGATTACCTGATTGATTCCATTTGCTTCGCCTGAGTAGTCTTCGATTTGCGTGAGCGCGACGCCGCCTTTCTTCAGCTTTTGCTTCCCTGCTTCTCCTCTTGCAGTAAGCATAAGAGAGATGAGCATACGCGACAAGGCTGTGAGCGAATCCATAACCAAGGCGGAGTATGGATTGTATGAGATGAGTGAGTCTAGCTTTGTGCAGAGGTCCGCCCACGCCGTCGCTCCAGAGTAGGTGTCGAACTTGATGTGGTTCTTGTAACCAACCAACTCGGGATGTCCGTAGTGTAGCAGTAAGGGGCGCATTCTCTGGTCGAGGTCGAAGAAGTAGATATCGTCCTCACCATTCGAGAAACTGGCAGCGGCGATTGTCTTGCCAGTGCCAGGATCACCCTTGAACATACAGATGAGCTTGTCACCCATCGTCATGCTGTCCAGTGTTTGAACCATGATCTATCCTGGTAGAATGTTGGGAATTTCCAACGGTGGAAGATCGATGGGCTCGTCTTCCGTCTTTTTCTTCGTACACGACTTGCAATGGGGGCGCGCCAGAATGCCATTGCTGTCTCGATAGACCAGCGTAACACGACCGCAGACCCAACAAATAGTACGCTTGCCTACAACCAAGTCCTCTCGGATGTAGTGGGTGCAGTCAGGAAGCGCGCAAGCGTAGACGATGTAACCTTTCCCCATCTTTCGACGGAAGTACTTATGGATGTGTTTGATGCTCGGCATGATCTTATCCTGTCAGAAGCTTTGAATAGTCCCTCGTGTGAGGTGACCAGGGTTCTGCAACCCTATACTTTGTCTGCATCTCGAACTCGCGCGCTTCTGGAACACGAGTACAAATACGCTGAAAGATGCAACCTGAATACTTGTCGCACGACGTGAAGTTGGGCGGCCATACGTCGTTCTGCAAATAGAAGTCGTAGATCTTCAGCCAGTACGTCGCCCAGTACTGCCACTCGTCGATGCGACCTTGCGGGTAACTGAGGACGATCCTCTGAAACCTTTCACTCGCAGTGAGTGTCTTTTGGAATCCGATCCTGTTGATGATCAGGCGCGGTATGTCAAGTGCCCAGCAATAACCCATGAACTGATTCGACAAATCAGATGGCGTCTCACGACGTGATGCTGTTTTGTGGTCGACTGCGATGACACCCATCGGGCCGTCGGCCACCAAGTCGACGATCCCTTCGTAGAGTAGCACGAGATCGTCGTCCTCATATA